GTTTTAGTTCCGTCTAAAGTACCAGTTAAACCAACTCTATATTTACATTTTTCTAATTTATTCATAATCTTACTTAAAGATACTGCTTTAAATAAATGTGCTTCATCACCGATCACCATACCAAATTGTTGAAACCATTTTTTAGGTAAATTATAGATTGATTGCCAAGTAGATATAATAACTCTTTTGTTTGTTTCTTTATCGTGTCCTTGATATATTCTATGTACGTTACGATCACTATTATAACCGTAATCTTTAAAGTCTTTAAATAATTGTTCTACTAAAGATGTTGTTGGTACAATAATAAGTATCTTATCTTGTTTACTTTCTTTTAATCTCAATAAATTAAAGATTAACATTAAGTATATAATTAAAGATTTACCAGAGGCAGTAGGAGATAATAATAAACATCTACTCTTTTTAATAGAGTGTACAAATGCTTCTCTTTGATAATCTCTTATTTCTATTTTAGGAATTTTAAGTGCTTTTAAAAACTTATCTATATCATCTTCTTTTACTGATACATCTTTTATTTTAGTACCATCTACAACTTGTACATCATTTTTCTTACACCAATCTATAATGTAAGGATAAAGTCCTGCATAGATTTGACCTGTTGCATAACTGAATAATCTAATTTTACCGTCCCAAACTCTACTACGATATTGAGGCATAAACTTAAAACCAGGTACTTCAAACGTAAAGTATTCTCCTAGTTCACGTCTAATATCAGCGTCAGCTTCTATTTTTAAATAGACTTCGTTTTTCTTATCTATGATTAGGTATCTGGTTGTAGTCATTAGAAAATAGATGATTGTAAGTCTTTAGAATCACCAACTTTACCTTTTAACATTATATTAAAGGCTATACTTATTCTATTTTCATTTGTCTGATTTGTAGGAACATAATGTTGTAACCAAGACGGAAAAAATATCATTCTATTTGTCAATGAATCATAACTTAAAACAGTTGCGTTATCTAAATTATCTTGTGTTTTTTTAGGATTTAAAACGACAGCTTGAGGTCTAGGATCGTAAAATACAATACCTGAAGATTTTTTTGATTCAACATAAAAAACACCACTTAATATATTATTAGAGTGTGTGTGAGGTCTGTGCATTTCTTTTGGTTTTAAAACATTAGACCACATATCAGTAATAACAAATTTTTCATATTCATATTTTAAATTATCAAATACTTGTTTTGTATATTGAATAATACTGTTTGTTAATACGTTATATGTTTTGATTGTATGTAAATTTGATTGACTTTGCCAATTAGACTTTTCAACATTGTAATTATTTAATATATCTTTTTTAATTAATGTTAAATTATTATTATCAATAACATCATCTATTAAAAATATATTTGTAGGAAATAATTTGTGTTGTTGCAATTTCATTAAATAGCTCCACTAGTAAACTTTCTCCAGTCTATAGCGTTCTTTATAGTAAAAGTTCTATTAGAAATTTGTCTAATAGTTCTATCTAAAAAATCAACAACAGTTTCTAAGTATTTAACTTTTTGAGTTGCTTTTTGTATTTCTTCGTCTGCTTCAATATACTTGTCAACGTCTTGTTTTAAAATTTTTAGATTAAAAGGTTTTTGTTGATATACTTGTGGGTCTGATTTACCTGTATAATATTCCCATTTAAATAATCGTATTGTTCTTAAATCATCTTCAGCACGTGTTAATAACAACTTAAACTTTGTTAAGTGTTTCATATACTTGTTATGTAACTGAGGAGTTTTCAAAGACTCTAAATCTAATTCAGTATCATTAATCTTTAGGTCTTTTTCTGCTAGTTCTTGTATTTGTTCTAAATCCATAATATATCCATTATATCATAAAACACTCAAAAAATCAAGTTTTTAAGATGTTGTTATGCTTGTTCTACTTGCGTTTGTATTTGCAAAGTCGTATAGTTTATAATCAAATGTTACAGTTGCTGTTAAGTAATCTGTATCAGTTGCTTGTTGTGAGTATTGTAGTCCTGATAGAGATAGAGGAAATATATCTCTAAATCTAACTTCAACTACAGCATTGTTTTTACTTGTTAATATTGTTAGTGTTGCGTCTGAAAATAGACCACCTGTACTAGGGGCAGCAAACTTTGATCTTCCTGCGTCACCTAACACACTATTTTTTGATGTAGGAAATCTATCTGTACCAGAATCTAATAAATTTTTAAACTCTTGGTATCCTCCTGGAAATCCTAATCCTCTTAACCATCCGTGTATCTCTTGGTAGTTTTCTAAGTTTTCATCTACTAAAAACGTAAGAGATAATTTGTCATATGTTAACTTTTCACCAGGCATAGGTATATCTCTAAAAGGTGTAGGTTGTGTATAGTTATCTGTTATACTAATTCCTGGAAGATTAACCGAAGTACAAAAGTATTCTACTTTAGGTAATTTAAGTACATTAAACTTAAACTTAGTAGGATCTGCATAATCCAGTTTAGTAGGCTGTCTATTGTAACTATTTGTAGTAGTCATACTATTATTTATATACTATTTAGGAAGTGTTCCTGACTCGCCTAGTTTCTCTATTGCTTTAATAACTGTGTTTATATTTTCTGGTTTTTTACAAGGTTTTTCATCAGTAGATTCTTGTAATTCTTCACACACAGGTATTGTTTTATTATCTACTGGTTTAACTTGTTCTTGTTCACAAGCGTTTGCCCAAGTAAATAGAATTAACATTAATAAAACTATAATGAATATGTATAGGTATTGAATTAAAACTTTTTTCATATCTTTATTTAGTACATAAAAAAAGGGCGACTTGTTTAGAGCCGCCCTTTTAAGATTGTCAAACAACAATCAACCAAATTACATTATGTTTGTAACTTGCACTCTTTGGTAGTATCTGTTTGAGTTTGCGTTACCAGCGTTATTAATCGCAGACGCAGAACCAGAGATAGCACCTGTTTCAGCAAATGGGTTTGCAACTAGACCATATCTAGTTTTGAAACCGATTTTTGGTTGGAAAGTGTCTTGTCCAACTGCTCTAACCATTTGTAATGGTACGTAAGGGCAGTAGAATATACCAGCGTCATAAGGTGAAGTACCTTTGTAACCAACTACGTAGTATTGTTTCGCAGCTGAGTTTGCTGAGTATGGATCAATGTACACTTTGTATCTTCCGTTTAGAACACCAGCAAAAGTATTACCTGTGTCATCTACGTTAAGATTGTTGTTTAATGCAGGAGTGTAATCTAAAACACCAGCCATTTGAAGCGCACTTGCAACATCTGAAGAACAGATAATCATATTACCTTTTCCTCTTCGTGTTCTTTGTGCAATTCTATTAGCATCTCTCTCTAATTGGAACATTAATCCTTTGAATCTCTCAACTGACCATCTTCCGTTTGAGTCTGTGTCTAAATCAAAGATACCAGCTGTTGTTGTATTAGCTTGAGCACCTTTTTCTGCATTGATGTAAATTGTTCTTACAACTTCTCTATTGATTTCAGCAAGAATTTCAGCAGATAGAATATTTGCTAATTCTGTTTCTGCGTCTAAACCGTGGATTGCTTTTAAGTCTTGAGCAAGTTCCATAGTGTATTCTGCTTTAAGAGCTCTACTTTTTGCAGTAACAGTTGATTTCTCAATTGAGAAAGCCATTTCCGCAAATTGGTTACCAGAAGCGTCACCTAATGCTTCTGCGTAAGCAGTAGTCATTCCTTGACCTCTAGTAAATTCACCAGCAGATGGAGAGTCGTTAAGAACAGCAGGATTAGATCCTCTTTGTTCTGTTACTCCACTTCCTGATGTTGAGTCTCCAGCAGCGTTTCTGCTTGAAAAGTCTGTATCAGCTTCGTCAAACATAGCTTCTGAACCAGTTTGTGAAGTGTATCTACTTCTCATTGCAAAGATAAGTCCAGTTGGACCAGTCATTGGTTGTACACCAGCGATATCGTATGCAATAAGGTTAGGCATTGCTCTTCTTACTAAAGAGATCAAAATTGGATCCCAATTAGCGATAGCACTACCTGTCGCATTTGTAGGAGCAGCTTCGTTTAAGAAAGCAGCGTCCTCTTTCATAGCTCTTTCTTGGTTTTCCAAGATAGTAGCTGTAACGGCACGTCTGTAAGAATCCCCGATCTTTGGAAGTTCAGGATGTTCTAGGACAGGCTGCCATTTTTTTTCGTATTGTTCTGATAAATACATTTGTTTTTATCTCCCTTTATTACTTTGACAACTTAATGTCTTTTGTTTTACTTATAGCGGCACTATAAGCAGCCATTGCATTACTTAAATCCTCATTTAGAGTATTTGAGTCTGCCGCCACATCATCTATCTCACCAGAAGAGTCTTTCTTACCAAAGTAACTTTCTTTTATAGTAGATACTTTTGTTCTAAAGTCTTCTTCGTTTTTATAGTCAACTTCTTCAGCAAGTTTATTAAACTTTTCTTTTTGAGTTTCAGCAAGTTCTTTAGACGCCTCATCAATGATGGATTGTCTTACATACTTACCGTTCTCTTTAGATAGTTCAATATTCTTTTCGATTGATTCGTTAAGTTTTTTATTTAACTCCTCAATTTTTGAAGCTTGATCTTCTAACACATTATATTTTTCGTCTGGAACATCAATGTAATGGTCTTCAAATAATTTTTTAAGACCACTAATAAAGTCCTCAGCGATTTCGCCTTTGATTCCTCTTTCTAAAGCAAGTTCGTTTTCTTTCATCCACTCCTCTACCACGTATGATAGATAAGAGTCAACTTTTTCTACTAACTCATCTTTAGCTTTTGAGGTTTCTTCTTCGAATTTTTTGTTGTAGTCTGCTTCTATTTCTTCAGCGATTTCTTTTACTTTAGATTTAATCGCAGCTTCAAATACAGTAGCAGCCTTTTGTTTAAATTCTTCAGATAATGAATCATCTCCAGCGACAAGAGCATCAACGTGTTCTTTTACGTCAATGTCTTTTTCTTTTTCTTTTTCTTCCTTTTTCTCGTCTTTCTTTTCTTCCGAATCGTGTGATGACTCTTTTTTCATTTTGCCATAACCTTCTTCTTTAGAATCTTCCTTGCCATCTTTTTTGTCAAGGTATTTTTTGAGACCAGCAGGTAGTTCGCCTTCTTTGATTTCTTTATCTTCCGAATCTTTATCAGTTTCTTTGCTCTCCAACTTAGTATTATGTCCAGAAAGTTTAGGCATAGCGTCTGCACTTCCTTGACTTTTCTGTTGTGGGTCGCCAGAAACTTGTTTTACTTTCTTTGTAGCGTCAGGATTACTGTCTGTAGGTTTAACTACAGCTGCGCCTAAATCTTCAGCATCATTTTTCAGATGTGTAGGTTCAGCCGCCACAGCATTCTTTTTAGGAGCATCAGGAGCTGTTGCTTCTGTTACTTCTTTTACTGTCGCCTCAAGTGTTTTTTCTGTTTCGGCCATCGAAATCTCCTCTTTAATTTTAAAACTAGTTTTAAATTGTTTTTGTAAGTATATTTATAAAACTAGAGATTTTTAAGAAAGTTTTTAAATACTCTAACTTTAGCTTCTGCTAAAGCATTTCTTTTCGCACTTTCTATTTCTCGTTTCCAAGCGTCTATGTTCTTTTCTACGAGAACGCCATTGTCCCACACCCACTCTTTATTTTCCATAATACCTTCTACGAAAGCGTCTGGAGCAGATGGATCTGCAACAATATCAGCGGCAGTTGCTAAATAGAAATCTTTTCCTACGTAGTTAACGCCGCCTCTTTGTTCTAATGAACCCATACCACGAGAAGATACTCCTAGCTGAGCACCTTCATCTATAAGACCTTTTACAATCTTACCGTATGGAGTATTCATTATTTTTGCTTCACCAATAAAATTGTTACCATCTGGATAGAGTTTAGTAATCATATGTGATACTCTTTCCAAATTTACAGTTGGACCGTCAGGATGACCTAACTCTCCAAATGCACGTTTTTTATTGATAAATTCTGTGTTATATCTTCTTACTTCATTTTCAAGTATGTCTTTAGGATAGACACGTCCATTTCTATTTTTAATTTCTGTCTGTAAGAAGACACCTCTAATTTTATAATTCTTGTTACCGTTGGCCTCTTCAACGATATATTCGGCTTGTGAAATTTCTTCGGATATTAGTTTCATTTTCTCTCTCTTGTACTATTTATACATCTTTTTATCTAAACTCTATTAAAATTGTATAATTATCACCTACTGTAAAGTTTTTTGTAGATAATAAAACATCACCTGTAGGTGTTGTAGCATTGTTAGTTATCTCGTTACCAGCAGTTCTTAAATCCCAATATCCTTGTCCTGATAATACTAATGCAGTTGCGTTTGTAGCACCTGCCCATAATATTTCTACTGCTGATTTGCTATCAACTGTATTAATAGAGTACCAAATTTTTGCTATTTTTCTATTACCATCTTCACTCATAAAAGTTGTTGCTGAAGCGTCAACTTTATTGACTAAAAATTCTCCAGTTCCATCAGAAACATTTGTAAGTTTTGTTACGTACTTAACACCTGATGTATCTGAAATAGTTTGTGTTGTTACTGTATCTGCCATTTTTTTTCTCTATTGATTATCGTAATAAGTTTTTGATAACTCACCACGTTCTTTTGTTTCTCCTGCTTTTCTAGTTCTTATATAAACTTGTACTGTGCCACCAACATCTGGTTTTGTATAAGTTCTTATACCATTTGCAATTACTGAATTGGCACCATCAGCAGAATCTGGATATGTGTCTGTTACAACAGCAGTATTATCGTACTCCCAAATACCATTTGATCCTGGAACAGTTACCCACGCCATTTATTTTTCTCCTAATTGTTCTACAATTTCTCTATCAAAATATTCTTCAATATCGTCCTTATCAACATTATGAAACTCACAAATTTTTTTAACAGCATTTTCAAAATTAAAAATTAAGTTGCCCTCATTTTTAATTAATTTCATTACGTCATTAACCGCCTCTTTCATAACAGGCGATAAATCTTTAAATGATTTGCTATTGAACGTCTGGTTGTTCTCCACTAACTGGCTCAACTTCATTGTTTACCTCTGGTGTTGTTTCTTGTGCTTGTGCGTTTGCGCCTGTAGGTTCAACTTCTCCATCACGTGTAAAGGTACCTGTACCTGCAATTTCTGGTTTAGGATCGCTGTGTGGTTCTACTTTAAATAAACTACTAGCAACTTCTTGTCTTCTAGTGTCTAATGCGTCACCTACTTTTGATCTTAATGCGTCTTTAAAAGCGTCGCCAGCACCTACCATATCGTTTTGTGCTAACTTGTCAATAAAGTTCTTAACTTCTTCACTCATATTTTACTCCTTATATAGTTCCATCATCCGTAACTTGTGTAGTCGGTGATGATATAATGCCGTCTTCAATTTCTTTCTTAATTTCAGCATCCATTTTTTTAATATCTGATTCAGATTGTTTTAAGATGTTTCTTCTTACGTATCCAACTGAATAGAATTTACCAATATAATCTCTAACTTCTCTTGCTAAATTAATTCTTTCTCTTAACATTTCAGAATTTTTTAATTCAGCAAAGTGACCGTCTTGTAAGAAATCATAAAATATACTATCTCTTACTAAAGGCCATTCTGTTTCTGCAATTATACCTTTGATTATTAATTGTGTTCTTAATAAATCGTTAAACACTTCAGTAAATTTCTTTCTTAATCTACCTACAAATTTAGTAAACTTCAATTCATCTCTTGTAATTTCAGTTGATCTACCTAAATTAAATCCAGAAGAAGACTCTAATCTACTTACTGGTACGTTTAATGATCTATATAACTTTGATCTAAAGTATTCAATGTCAGCAATCTCACCTAAGTTTTGACCACCTGGTAAAGTTGTAATATCAGTACC